AACAACTTGAGCCAAGGTGAGATTGATGCATTTAATGCCAATCTAAACACCAATGATATGGATCAAGCCTTGTTCGCAATTCAGGGACTATCGGCGCGTTACCGATCTGATATGGGTGGTCTACCTAGTAACATGACCTATGGTCAGACTAATACCACTTCAGCGGGGTCTTACCAGTCTATCGCGGAAATGACGCGGGACATGGCAGACTCGAAGTACGCTTCCGACCCTGCATTCCGACAGATGGTGGCTTCTCGTTTGAGAAACTCCAACATCCTGTAACTCCTGAAAAAACTTTAGCCCCCGCCTAACCGTGGGGGCTTCTTTTTAATACTAAGAATTTTAAGCAATACAGTAGATCTAGACCCCCTGCGGGGGACAATCCTGTGTCGAGACATTGCAAGAAAGCCTGAGTGTTAAAAACCAGAGCATCTGCTCTATTTTTGTACATTCCACTTTTTTGTAAGGAAATAAACTATGGCTTTGCCAGATTACTCCCCCTCCCGTCTTGGTCAAACTAACGCCGCCGGCGATGATCGCGACCTCTTTCTAAAATTGTTTGCTGGTGAAGTTCTCACGAGCTTTGAACACACCAACATTGGTATGACTCTGCACCGTGTGCGCACCATCGCCAAAGGTAAATCCGCCAGCTTTCCGCTGACAGGTTATGCCTCTGCGACATATCACACGCCCGGCACTATGATTGATCCAACGGGTGTAAAACATGGTGAGCGTATTGTCACCGTTGATGACTTGCTGATCAGCCCTGTGTTTATCGCAAACATCGATGAGGCAATGAACCACTTTGATGTGCGCGGTATCTACTCTAAAGAGTCTGGTGCGGCATTGGCACGTCAAGCAGATCGGAACGTATTCCGTACCGTTGCAAAAGCCGCGTTCATCACTAACGGCACACAAGCCGCCGCCGAGTTCGGTGCGCAGTTTGATGACGAAATCTACACAGCAAACCAGACCATTGGTACCGTTGCAGGTGATTCAACCGACCCTGTTAAGATTGTTGAAGCAATCTACAAGGCAGTTGAAGAGTTCGCTTTGAAGAACGTGCCTACCGACAACGCTGTTATCGTGTTGCCACCTGTGCAGTACTACGCGCTGTTGAATGTCTCTGATGTCACCAAAGCCGCTTGGCTGAACCGTGATGTTGGTGGTGCAGGTTCTACCGCAGGTGCTATGGTGCCTGTTGTTGCTGGTCTGCGTGTGATGATGAGCAACCACCTCCCCCAGACTGACCAGACATTGGCACTGGCTGACGGTGATACCGCTCCAATCACAACTAGCCGTGCTGGTAAGTACAAGGCTGACTTTAGCTCAATCAAGGGCTTGATCTTCACCCCCGATGCCGCCGCATCCGTCAAGTTGATGGATCTGGGTGTTGAGGCTGAGTATCAGATCGAACGTCAAGGCACCTTGATGGTCGCTAAGTACGCTATGGGACATAACGTCCTGCGTCCTGCTTGCGCCATTGCTCTGACGAGCGCCTAAACCCTTAGGGGAATCCTGTAAAAGGGGTTCCCCTATTTTTTCGGAGTTATGAATGACACCAACCACTAAACTTGAAGCCATCAACATCATGCTTTCGAGTATCGGTGAATCTCCCGTTAACTCGTTAACATCGGGTCTAGTGGATGCGGAGATGGCTGAGACAATTTTAAACGCTACAAGCCGTGATGTTCAATCACAAGGCTGGCACTTCAACACAGAACCTTCCTATGGGATTGTCCCATTGGCATCTGGGGAGCTACTTCTCCCTGCAAACTGCTTAAAGGTTGATCAAATCTCATCAGAACGTGAATTCGATTTGGTTCAACGCGGGTCAAAGCTCTATGACCGTAAAAAGCATACTTTCAAAATTGGGCGTACTGTACAAGTTGACATGGTAATCATGTTAGATTTTGAGCAGTTGCCAGAAGCCGCTCGGCGTTTCATTACGCTTAAGGGCGCACGAGTTTTCCAAGACCGCGCTGTAGGATCCGCAGAATTGCATGGGTTCCAAGAGCGAGATGAGCTACGTGCTTTAGTCGAGTTAAAGGATATGGAGGCAGATACTGCTGACTACACCATATTTGATAACTATGCCGTATCACGTGTGTTCGACAGGTCTATATCTAATAAATCAAGATAAGGTTGATATATGCCGCTGATTTCAGAATCCATCCCAAACCTTGTCAACGGCGTATCTCAACAGCCCCCCTCTCTCCGTTTGAAAACTCAGGCGCAGTTGCAGGAGAATGGGCTATCGACAGTCGTTGAAGGGTTACGTAAGCGCCCCAGTTCAGAATTTATCGCAGAGATACCTGATGCAGTAGACTTTGATAACGCGTTTATTCATACTATTCGGCGTGATGAAAAGGAATTCTATACCCTTATAATCACGCCATCAACTATCCGAATGTTTGACAAAGAAGGTGTCTCACGTGCAGTAACAGGTGATGCATCATACTTATCAGGTCTCGTAAATCCAAGCACAGAATTAACCGTTACATCTGTCGCTGATTACACGTTTATTGTGAACAAAACAGTTACTGTTGGGAAGCTACCAGATATCTCCCCTACACGTCCTGAAGAGGCGCTAGTGTATGTTAGGCAGGGTGACTACTTAACAGATTATAAAGTAACATTGACATACGATGGGGCAACTACAGTCGCCTCATACACCACATTCGATGCAAGCGTATCCAGCAACCAATCAGATGTTAAGACTAACAACATTGCCAAGCAGTTGTTCGACGCTCTTGTGGATAACCTACCCGCAGACAAATTTCTATTAACAGATTATGGTAGCACGTTCTATATCAAACGTATTGATGGCGGTGCGTTCACAATGCGTGTCGAAGACTCCCGTGGTGACACCTTTGTAAAAGGATTTAAAGGACAGGTAACAGACTTCTATGATTTGCCCCCAAAAGGTGAGCTAGGCTTTAGTATCAAAGTGATTGGAGATACTAAAGCTCAGGAGGATGATTATTATGTAACGCTCACCGACGATAACACAGGTGGTACACCCACTTGGAAAGAAAGCGTCGCCGCAGGGTTGGAAACACATTTTGACCCCGCAACAATGCCTCATCAATTGGTTAAGCAACCTGACGGATCATTTGTGTTTCAACAGGCAGAATGGTTATCAAGGCAAGCAGGGGACGATGAAACAAACCCGTTCCCATCTTTTGTGGGAAAAACGTTGAATGATATTTTCCTGCACCGAAACCGCCTTGGTTTACTTGCGGATGAGAATGTTATCTTTTCGGAGGCGGGTGAGTACTACAACTACTTTGCAACTACTGTGCTAACGATCTTGGATTCAAACCCAATTGACGTGGCGGTATCAAACAACCAAGTGTCTATTCTACGTCACGCGGTGCCGTTCAACAAAACCTTACTTCTGTTCTCCGACTTAACACAGTTTACATTGACTGCGGGTGATCTACTCACCCCAGACACCGTAGCTATTGATGTGGCAACACAGTTTGAGGCATCCCTCAGAGCAAAACCTGTGGGTATTGGTCGCTTTGTGTTTTTCGCAACGCGCCGAGGTATTTGGTCAGGCGTTCGAGAGTATTTCGTTGAAACAGCTTCTGATACTACTACTAACGCGCTGGAGATTACCTCACATTGCCCACGGTATATTCAAGGGGAAGTTAAACGCCTTGCCGCCTCTTCTAACGAAGAGATGCTCTTGGCGCTGTCTGAAACAGATCCCAGTACAGTTTACGTGTACCGCTACTACTGGAGCGCACAGGAAAAGTTACAATCCTCTTGGTCAGAATGGAAGTTTGATGGTGAAGTCCTGAATGTAGACTTCAACATGAGCGACATCTTTCTAATTATTAAGAGGGCTGATGGTGTTTATTTGGAGCGTATTAACCTCTCACGAGATCAGGCGACCCAGTACACCGTTAATAATTTTGGCGTTAACTTAGATCAGAGAGTGATACTTTCTGAGGTTGGTGCAAGAACACCTTACACGGCTCAAAACACCATCTATGTCTCATTTGACGGCGTTGTAATTACCCAAGGTTCTGTTGGCTGGGAAGAGAAGTTAGATGCCGCCTTAGCAAGAGGTGTGGTGTTTGCAGGTGTCCCGTACACTTTTAAATACACCTTATCAGAGGTGGTGGTGAAGCGGGAGAATGAACCAATAACAATCAGTCGCTTGCAGATGCGTAGCTTTGCTCTCGTGTATTACGATACAGGCTACTTTGAGGTAACCGTTCGTCCTAAAAGCCGAACACCTTCAAATCTAAAATTTACTGGTAGAGTTGTTGGGTCACGCAATAACTTGATTAGCGCTTTGCCAATCGAGTCAGGCACCTTCAAGTTTCCCGTATTAGCCAAAAGTGATCAGGTTGAGATTGAGATCAGTAGTGATTCATTCTTACCCTGCGCCTTTCAATCGGCTGAGTGGGAAGGCTACTACACCTTACGATCAACAAGGAATTAAATGGCTTATTACCGTCCTTCTATTGAAGAGGATATCACGGTACTCGCCCCAAAAATGCGGAAGCAAGATGCACTAGAGGTCTGGCATAGCCACGGCTTGTCACCTCTAGATGCTCTTGCCATGTCTTTTAAGTTAAGTGTGGAATCCAACACCATCCTCGATGATGACAAAGAGGTCATTGGGATGTTTGGTGTTGGAGAAGCCACACCGCAGGTGGGTATTCCGTGGTTGTTAGCATCAGACAAATTACGGGATGTAACTAAACAGTTTCTTCCTGAATCTGAGAAGTGGGTCAAGCGCATGAACGAGCGCTATGACCTCCTGTATAACTACGTTTACGCGGGGAATACCACGAGCATTAGATGGCTCAAATGGATGGGGTTTACGTTCATACGAGAAATCCCTGATTATGGTGTTCATCCCACTAATTTTATAGAATTTGCTAAACACAAAGGATTCTAAATGTGTACTCCCGAAGCGCAAGTAGCGGCGGCTGTGTTCCAAGGAATACAGGGACAAAACGCCGCTGTTGAACAAGCGAACAGGCAGAACGCAATGTATCTTGAAAATGCACAGAACGCTCGTACAGCGGCTACTGATGATCAACGCGCACTAAATATGCGGATTGGTCAGGAAGGGGATGCCGCCTCGCAACAGCGCTTTGCCGCCTTAGTTCAAGGATTGCGAAATAGCGGTACTGCCACAACCGCCGCAGGTGAAGCAGGTGTTTCAGGTAACTCTGTCTCTGCTTTACTTGCTGACCTAACCCGTCAAACAACAGTCCAACAAGGTACGATTACTCGTAACTTTGATATGACTAAGAGCCAACTAGAACAAAACAAGGAGGCGACTAAGTCAACATTTACTTCAAGAGTTAATGGTGTCCAGAAGGGGTCAGCCCCCTCAGCAACCGATGCCCTCCTTGGAATTGCGGTAAATGGCGGCATGGCATATGGCTCAGCCCAGATGCAAGCCAATCAAACCACGGCAATGAACAACCAGACAGCCGCACTTAAGGCGCGGGGGTCTAGTTCACTACCCCCAAAAGCAACAGTTAAACCACGTGGAAGATAAATAATTATGGCACGAGTACAAGTTAGTGGGACGAGTCCCCAAGTTGCACTTCAACCTCAAGCCGCACCTGTAGGAACCTTTAAACAGGCAGAGGCACCTCAGGCTTCCCCAGCGGAGATGAGAGCGAAGATGTTGGAGGGTGTATTTGCGAATACTGTAACCCCCGCACTCAAGCAGATGACCAACAAACAACAGCGGGAAGATCTTGAGTTTGCAAAGGAT